GGACAACGGCCCCTCCGTCAGCTTCGCTGCCACCTCCCCGTTCCGGAGAGGATTTTTTAAGGAGAGCATTATGCGCATGGCTGGATATGCGGCGATTTTTGATGCGCCGGACCGGGGCGGGGATATTGTGCGCAAAGGAGCGTTTGCGCGCGCCGCCAAGGCGGGACTGCCGTTATTATGGCAACATGATACCGCACGGCGCATTGGCTTTATCGAAAGCCTGAGCGAGGACGCGCGCGGATTGCGGGTGATCGCACAAATCGATGATGACGCTGCACCCGTGCGTTCGGGGGCAGGGCTATCGTTTGGCTACCGCGTCCGCAAGATGGACGGGCCTGATAGCATTAGAACATATCGTGAACTACTGGACCTCGACTTAATCGAAGTCAGCGTCGTCACCCACCCGATGCAACCGCTGGCGCGGGTGTTGGCGGTGGAAGCCAATAAGCAACGGAAATTTCCAAACCCGCTCGACACGAACGGAACCATTTTACCCCAAGGAGACTAATATGGATTATGAAGTAAAAGCCGACCCGTTAGAGGCGGCATTTGACAATGCGGCGCCTGCTGTGGCTGTAACCCGGCCAGTACTATCGGGCGGCTCGATCTCAGACCCGGCAAAGGCCGCGTTTGTTGATGGTTATTTGCGGCGCGGGGCTGAGGTGGAGTTGAAGAGCTTTACCGGCAGCGTGCTGGCCGATGGGGGTTATGCGATCCCTAAAGAAATTGACGAGACCATCGACGCGACGCTCAAAAGCATTTCGCCGATCCGTGCCATTGCCAATGTTGTGCGCGTCGGATCATCGGGTTACCGAAAGCTTGTGACGCAAAACGGCGTGGCTTCGGGTTGGGCAGCTGAGCTTGACCCGCGCCCCATTACAGGCACACCGCAGTTCAACGAAATCGTGCCTAGCTTTGGCGATCTTTATTCCAATCCAGCGGCAAGTCAGGCGATGCTGGATGACAGTGCGTTTGATGTCGAAAGCTGGCTGGCAAATGAAATCGCAACCGAATTTGCCAAGGCGGAGGGTAGTGCCTTTGTGTCCGGAAACGGTACCAACAAGCCCAAGGGATTTCTGCAATCGCCAACTACGACGTCAAACGATGCGACCCGCGCTTTTGGCACGTTGCAATATGTGGCATCGGGGGCAGCAGGGGCGTTTGCGACCAACCCGGAGAATAAGCTGGTTGATCTGGTGCATTCACTGCGTGCACCGTATCGTCAAGGTGCGACCTGGGTAATGAATGCGTCAACACTTGCGGCGATACGTAAGTTCAAATCGGCGGACGGCGCGTTTATTTGGCAGGCGGGTTTGCTGTCGGGTCAACCCGATACGCTGCTCGGTTATCCCGTGGTTGAAGCCGAAGATATGCCCGATATTGCCGCGGGCAGCCTGTCGATTGCCTTTGGTAATTTCAAGGCCGGGTATCTGATTGCCGAACGCGCCGAAACCAGCATCATCCGCGATCCGTTCACCAACAAACCCTATGTGCATTTTTATGCAACCAAGCGCGTTGGTGGCGCAGTGAGCAATTCAGAAGCGATCAAGCTGATGAAGTTCGCGGCGAGTTAAGGGCAAACCGGCCTTACGCCCACTCCGTCACCCTGAACGTGTTTCACCTTTGGTGACTGACGTTCCAGGGTCCATTTCGCCTCTCAGGCCGACGGCCTTTGTTGCAGAATGGATGCTGAAACCAGTTCAGCATGACGGAGTGATTTACCTATGCGTTACAAGGAACACATCATGACCCCCTATGTTTTCCAACGCGGCGAGACGATCTCGCTCGCGCTTGATGCTGTGTCTGGCGATCCGCTCTCCGTTACTGCGATAGATGCAGCGATGAAGGCGGTATTGCCCGGACGGACAAGCATACATGCCGGTGCGCCTGTTGCAGCCGCGTTTGTTATCACGCCGCGGCCCGCGACAGGTTCAATCCCGCCGGGATGGACGCTAACGATACCTGCTTTGGTCTCTGCTGCTTTGGGCGCTGGTTCTTATCTCGCCGATGCCCGGCTGGAAATGGCTGGCGGCGTTATCGTTACTGAGACGGTTGCGCTTAGGATCAAAGAGACGGTGACCCTATGATGATCCTGCAATGGCGTATGCCCGAACCAGCGATCGTGACGCAGTGGCGCGGGCCGGATGGGGGCTTGGCGGCAATTGCTTTGGCCAATCCACCATCGCCGGTTCCAACTATAATCGGCCCTCCCGGCGTGCCCGGACCAACGGGACCTGCGGGGCAATTCCCGACAATCATTGATGCCGGGACATTCCAATAATTCAAAAACTACGCCGCAGATAATGCGACCAAGAAGGACAGATATTATGCCAAGATTACAGATTAAACGCGGCCTGAAGGCCAATTTGCCAGTCACAGGAATGTTGCCGGGCGAGGAACATTTCACCACGGACCGGGGCAGCTTGCATATTGCCACAGGTGCAACCACGCGGATGCCTGTGGTGCCACCGATTGATGACCTGACAGCTATCGGCGCGGTTGACGGTGCGGCTGATATGCTGATCATCCACGATGCGTCGGCGACCGGCCAGAAAGAGATGAAGATCACGGTCAATGCGTTCCGTGCTTCGCTCAATATTCCGGCATCCGATTTGGATGAAAAAACTGCGGTGACGGCGGGCGGCACATCGGGCTATCTTTGGGGCACAAACGGTACGGATGGTATTATCCGGATGAACCCGTCAATGGCGTGGACCAAGGATGCGGGCAACGGCTTTGTTACGCTTGCAGTTGGTGATGTTGATTGCGGGACATTTTAAGCCGTGCCGTCTCTGGCGCATAAACGCGGGACGCGGGCGCAGATTGATGCCGCCGCCGGGCTCAACGGTTTGCGCACTGGTGAGTTATACCTAATTAGCGACGAGGCGCGATTGACCGTGGCGACGGCGGTAAACGCCCATGCTCCGGCGGCCAAACAAGGCGAGGCGGGTGGTGCTGATCCGTGGAGTTGGACCAAGCTATCCGCAGATGTTTCAAACAGCACGATCACGCTTGCACCGGTAACAGGATTGAGTTTTGTCGCTGCGGCCAACACGACTTACTTGGTTGAATTGGTTGGCACGTTTCAATCAGGTGCAACGACCACGGGAATTGCACTTGCGCTCGACATTCCATCGGGCGCGGTGACGGGTCAGATCATCCATCCGATTTCTGCAACGACGCTGGGCAGTATTGAACAAATTGCTGATGCGGCAACCACGGGCGCAACGTCGGGCGTGCGCGCGGCGGCAACGAACGTGCCGGTGCTGGCTACCTTCATTGTGGCCGTGGGCATAACCGGTGGAACGGTTCAGCTGTTGTTTCGTAGCGAAGTTGCCGCCAGCGCGGTGACGATGAAGGCCGGGCTGAACGCGCTGGGACGGCGCGTCATTTAAGCTCCCTTGTTCTAGCAATACTCTTAAACAAAAGGAAATCTCCCATGCTGAGCTATCAAGCGCTCAGCCTCGACGGCGTTATGCTGGACGAGGCGAAGGCCTATTTGCGTCTTGAAACCGATGAAGACGATGCGCCTTTGGGTGCCATTATCCTGGCCGCGATTTCCCATGCGGAGGGTCATACCGGGCAGGTCTTGATCAGGCGCAATGTGACGCAAACAATCACAGCATCGCCGGATTGGCGGCGGTTATCTGCGACGCCAGTTCTGGGTATAAACGGTGTTATCGGCCTGCCAGCTGAGGGCGCGCCCTACGTTCTGCCCGCCGCCAATTACAAAGCCGACATGGATAGCAACGGCGATGGTTTTATCCGCGTAACAGTACCAGGCGGTGCGGGCCGTGTGGTGGTTGAATATCAAGCTGGGCTGTCTGCGGATTGGGCCGGTTTGCCAGAAAGTGTGCGGCTCGGGATCTTGCGATTGACCGGGCATCTATACGCAAACCGCGATGCGGGCGATGATGCCGGCCCGCCGCCTGCGGTGGCCGCGTTGCTGCGGCCGTGGCGTCGGACGCGATTGTCATGAGCGCCGAGTTGGCAGGCGCGCTGCGTGAACGCGTCACGATTGAAATCCGTGCCAGTAACCGGGATACAGCAGCAGGGGCAACGGGCAGATATGTCTATAGCGGGCAAGCATGGGCGTCATTGATGCCGCTTGTTCCGGCCAGCTTAAGTCAAGCAGATGCACTCAGCGCCAAGCCGCGTTGGCAAGTGACAATGCGCAAGCGGGAGAGCGTTGATCTAGGCGCTCGCCTGACATGGCGCGGCAAGTATCTGGCGGTCCGTTCCGTCATTAGCGACCCGCGTGAACCAGCCTATCTGATCGCAACATGCGAGGAAGCGCGATGAGTTTCGAAGCGCTTTTGGCGCGCGGCCAATCCATCGGCGACAAAGCTCAGAATAAGGTCCGCGACCAGATACTCGCGCGCGCTGATTTGCCGGACGGCGTTGCGGCCCGCGCAGTGCCGGGCGGCATTGCGATCACCGGAAAACGCCTGCGCCACCGGATGATGACCGACACAAATTTAAGGAATTTTGCCCGATGACTGATGCCGTTCTTTCCGTTCAAATCGCCGCAATCGCTGCGCTGGAAACCCATCCGGTGTTGGCGCGGGAATTGAGCGGGGTCTTTGACGGGCCGCCGGTACGCGCCGCATTCCCCTATATTTCGGTCACCAATGGTTTGAGCACGGACTGGTCAACCAAGACGGCGCAAGGCCGGGAAATCCGTTTGGCATTGACCATCTGGGATGACGGCGAAGAGGCGTCTCGTTTGCACAATCTGATGGGTCATATCGAGGAAGCTATCGCCGCAATGGCCCGTGATCTTCCCGGCTGGCACGTCGCAAGCAATGTATTTTTGCGCTCACTCGTCGCGCGTGATCCTGCGGGCCCGTGGGCAGGGCTCGTTGAACACCGGATCCGGGTATTGGCGGCAGGTTAGGCGGGTTTTGCAGCGGGCTTTTCTGTTTCAGGCGGGTTGTACTGGCCTGTATCCGCGCAAGCCTTCGCAATATCCAGTTGGGTTTGCGCCGCGGCAATTTGCTCGTCCGTTTGGGCATTATCCCGCCGAGCCTGAGCCACTGCCTTGGCTGTGATCCATGCCTGCCGGATTGCAGCTTGTGTGTCGCTGAAGGGCGCGACCGGAGGAACGGCGCAGACATTATAAGCAGGTTGAACCGGCGCGGCTCGTGCCGGTGGATTAGCGGGCACGTCGCCTGCTGTCGCCTGCATCATCAACAACAAAGTAAACATGCACATTCTCCTTTTGGGAATGATGTGAACATAAAAGGAAAACCTTCATATGCCAGCAGAAAAAGGAAGTGCCTTCCTGTTAAAGGTCGGCAATGGCGCAGCGACGCCGGTTTACACAACGATAGCGGGATTGCGGACGACGCAGATGTCGGTCAACGGTGACGCAGTTGTCATCACCAACAAGGGCTCCGGCGGATGGCGTGATTTGCTGTCTGGCGCTGGTGTGCGTTCGGTATCGGTTTCGGGCGCAGGCGTATTTACCGGATCGCTCGCGGAAACCCGTTTGAAAAACAGCGCCTTTACTGGCGTGCTTGATGATTACGAACTCAGTTTTGAAAGCGGCGAACAGATACGCGGCAAATTCCTTGTGTCCCGCCTTGATTATGCCGGGGATTTCAACGGCGAACGCAGTTACACACTGGCGCTTGAAAGTTCAGGCGCGGTGGTGTCGTTATGACCGCGATTGCTGCGCGCGCCAATACGGCAAGGGGCGAGGCCGAGGTTGCCGGCCACACACTGCGTCCGACCTTCGCCGCCCTTGTTGCTGCCGAAGAAGAATTGGGCCCGCTATTTGCGCTGGTTGAACGGGCAGCTGCGGGCGAATTGAAACTGTCCGAAATGGTCGCCTTGTTCTGGCAATGCCGCGCCAACCCTGCCGTTATCAGCCGAGCGGAGTTTTCCGACGCGGTGGTTGCCGGTGGCTTGGCCGGGGCGACACCTGCGCTCAAAATCCTGCTGGGTCAGATACTGGGCGGCAAATGATGTTCAGCGATAGCGCATCGGTTCTCTGCGGCCAGTGCGCGCTGTTGCTTGGTTGGCGACCCCATGAGTTTTGGGCCGCAACACCGGCGGAATTGGGCTGTGTGCTCGGCGCGATGATGCCGCAAATTACTGAGCCGCTGTCACCAGAGGCGATCACCAAATTGAAGGAGCAATTCCCAGATGGATGAGGAAATTGAACGTCTCATAGTCTCTGTTCGTGCCGACACCCGCAGCTTTGCGAACGATGTCGGGGCAATGCGGGCGGAGATTGACGGGCCATTTGCGTCCGGATTGGAACGCGCTGGACGGGCGCTGGAAAGCGGCTTGGTCGGCGCCATCCAACGCGGCAAATTCGGCTTTGAAGATTTGCGCCGCGTTGCATTATCGGTGTTGTCCGAAATAGCGTCAGCTGCGATCAAAACCGGCCTTGATAGCATCTTATCGGGCAGCGGTAGCGGTGGCCAAGGCGGCAATAGCGCCGGTGGATTGCTTGCCTCGCTCGGCACAATCTTGGGCAGCGTGCTGGGCGCGCCCGGACGGGCAACCGGCGGGCCTGTGTCACCTGGACGTGCATACCGCGTCGGGGAACGCGGACCTGAACTGTTTGTTCCAACCAGCAGCGGACGGATTGAAACCGGCGACGCACGGCGCGGAGGATCGCCGATCAGCTTGACTATCAACGTTTCCGATAATGGCCGGGGCAGTGCCGCCGATAGCTTGCAACGATCATCTCGCCATGTTGCCCGAGCCGTTCGTCAGGCGCTGGCGCGCGGAGAGGATTGAACGATGGCATATTGGCTATGTGACAAACGCGACGCGCAGAAATCATCCCCCGTAATGCGGTTCGATCCGCGTTTCTGGACGGTAAACTTTCCGCGCCCGATGATGGCTTCGGTTGTGACAACCGGCCCGGAATCGCTGCGCGCAGACGCTGTGTTTTATAACGCGGACGATTTAGCCGGTCTGATCTGGGATAGCGAGGACACGCTTGACCATCCCTTGCTCGCTTATGAAACCAACCGCGATTACCGGCGATTGACGGTGTCGTTTCGCTGGCAATCCGAAGGGATCATGCCGCTTGATGCGATCAATGGCCCGACGTTGACAATCACAGGTCGGGACGCAACCGGCGCACCCAAAAGCTGGTATGTCCGGTTGTGGAATTACGCCACCGGCACGCCGACTGATGCACACATAACTTTGAAATTTAGTGCGCTAGATGGCGGCTTTTTGGTGCCGGATGAAGCCGACCCGGTTTACGCGGGCGACATCGATACGATGTTCATTTCGCTCGTTCCGCCTGAATATACCAGTGTAGCGGGTGCGTTCGAAACTCCGCGAAACGGATCGGTAACGCTATCGCAAATCCGGTGTGACGGTGCGGGCGTTATGCTGGATACCGGCGACGTCATGTTGCCCGAACATAGCCTGAAAATGGCGACCGGCTATGACGATGCGTACAACCAGACGCCTGAACGCTTGCTGCGGCAAATTCACGCATTGGGTTATCGCGGCACGATCAACCACTATGTCGGAATGAGCCATTACTTCCGGCTCGAGCCGCTGGGTAGTGCGCATTATGTCAGTCTGAACGGCGGCGCACTCAATGCTCCGTGTCGAGCATGGCATGCCGATTTTGCGGCGCAAGCCAAAGCGCTGGGCTTTGATATGATCCTGTCGCTATCCTACGAGTTATTCGATGCGCACTGTTGGAATGATTGGAAACAGCGTGCGGCCAATGGCGACCCGGCACTGACCGGATGGTCGCCGCCATCGACATTGCTGTCCCCGGCCAATAGCAATGCAATGGCCT